CCATCCAAATTTCTTCTCTATCAAAAATGTCATCATTTTTATTCCAAGATGATGTGACTAAAATAGACTGAACATAATATAGGTCTTTATCGTCAATAGCCGCAATAGATTTTATAGACTTAGACTTTTGGCCAATAGAGATATTAGATGGTTCTGCAATAGAGGCTAGAGAGACAGAAGATTTAGCAGAGATAGCGTCTGATAAACCGTCTAGTTTTTCTGCGGAATATATATGCATTTGTTCACTCCAATAGTGCTAATTGTTGTCTAGGTCTAGATACACCATACTATAAAAATAGGCTTTAATATGTTTTTGTTCTTCTGTCGTGAGAGGTCTATCCAAGTCATTACTAGTGCTTTTATTCCAGCTCTGGTATTTGCCATATAGGATACTTGTTTCTGGATTATTAATATCTTGTAGTTTATTTAATACTAGCTCTTCTGTTATAGTATCTAGAGGTTGTAAACTAAGAAGTATTTTACTTTTAGTATTTTCTGCTTCTAAATATTCGAGACTAGATAAACTCCTCATATTTTTTTTGTTATAGAATTCTATTAGCAGAGGATTAAGAATATTAGAAATCTTCTCCTGAGCATCTATGGCCCAAATCTGAATGGATGCTCCAGTCTGAGGCTTAAACTTTTTCTGTTTTCTTTTTTCCTTATCAACAGAGTTTTTGGGTCTCCCTTGTTGGGGTTGTCCTCCGGGAGTATTATCTGTTTTAGGTGCTATGCTAGTAGCGTCTGGTGGTGTTTGCATTTCTAAGAGAGTTTTCTCTCCTCTCTTCTTTTGTTCTAGCTCTAATCCAACTTGGCTAGGACTTGCAACTCCTGTTTGTAGAGCTATCTTTTTTAAGCTCTCTTCATTTTGTGGGTTATACCAAGGACCAGCTTTCTTAACCATTCTATCTGTATCTCTTTCTTTTCCTTCTTGATTAAGTCTGCTCTTTTCCATATCTGGATCAAAACCGAAGATCCTTTGTACTAGTTCGTCAGAGACAAGGTTTCTATCCGCTAGTTGAATAAGGAGTGCTTTTTCTGCATCTTCATTCGAGAGATCCATTCTATCAAATTCAATTTTGGCAGGATGTTTGAAACCCATGGCTTTTTGCACCAGTGCGATTTCTGTCTTCCAAAATGCCGTCAAGACTTTTCTACCATACTGAAGTCTTTGTGTTAATGTTTTTAGACTAATAAAATTATTAGTAGTACCAGAAGCCCCGAAAGTTCCGGTTAGAGTAGGAGGGATACCTAATCCTGCATAAATAGCATTTAGATGAGGAACGTACTTGCCTTCTCCAAGAAATTGATGAACATTAGTTTTGGATTCAATTAATTCAATATCTGGACCCCATACTAAATCCATTGTGCCACCACCAACATTATTCTGTAAAATACTACTTAGCTTGGAGGCTGCTGCTGCTGTGGGGGCGATCTTATGTTCTAGACTACCAAGTTTAAAAATACGGATATTTGATATGGCTCCATCTAATGCTGCTATATCAGCTAATTTTAATTTTTCAATAATATTAACATCATCCATTATAGAGTATGTCATTGGATAGGCCCAAACTTGCCAATCGTCTTTCTTATAATGAAAAACAATAGTCTTATCTGGATCTAGCATATATGGTTTTTTTGTTCTTGCTGCTTCCACTATCTGTGGTGGTAGCTGTTTAATTATTGCTAGTTCTGCTTCTGTTTTAGGAGAATTAATAATTTTACGTAATAGTCCTGGCATTGCAATCATATAGTTTTTACTACCAACAAAAGAAGATAGCGATCCTCCTACAACATCAACATAAACAGGATCTATAAAAGTATATCTCCAAGGAATCTCTCTTTTTTCCACTGTGCTAGACTCGACATTAATAATTAGATCAGGACTAGCTACAGACTTATAAAGATTTTCTGCAACTTTTAAACTAATTTTAGCAGTTTGTCTATTGATAACGATATTACCAATTTTATAGAGATTATTTAAAAAACGCTCTGACCTATCTTCTCCCCTAACCTTTTCAAACCAACTACGATAGAATTTTTCTATACGCTTATTAGGGTACAAGTCTTATTCCTTGACAAGCAAAATCGCCCATAAGATCAATAACGTTTTTTACTAATCCTACGCGAGAATAAATATCATCTGCTTGTCTAAAAATACCTTTGATTTCTGATGAGACAGCTTCATCGGGACGAAAGTAATCATAGTCTCTTCTTGTTAGTCCTGGTCTTCCAGCTATATTGGGTAATAGCCCAGAGAAATCTCTGGATGTACTACTATTAGCCTGTGTTCTACCTATAATACCAAATTCTTCTAAGCCTTTAGATGCTTCTTTGAGAGCTTCCTGTTTACTGGCTAATGTTTCATCCCAGGTGATATATGCGTTGGTATCAACAGGTAGTGCGTTTTGGATAGCTTCGCTTTTTGGATATTTTTTAGGCATAGTTGTATTGCAATAAGATTGTAATGGGATTATAGATTATAATACACAGAACTAACGATAAATACCTTTATATATATCTTCGTTAGCTTCTAAAGTAAACCAGTTTGGCCCTTTATACATCTGGCCTTTCTTATTATCTATGTTTTTAAGATTCCCGCCTATGACATCATATTTAACTGGCTCTAAAGTTCTTTGCATTTGTCTAGTAATCATATTAGCTATAACTAAAGCACTATATCTGTCTTTTCTTAATTTCCCCTTTTTGCCATTTGGCATTTTTACATCAGGAGTATCCCATCTATCTCTAGAGTTTGCCCCAGTACTTGTTTGTGTCATAGCTATAGTAGTCAGCTCGTTTTTTAGTTCCTCTATCTCTAAAATACATTCACTTTCAGAATCATATAAGTTATTTATATTAGTATCCATTAAGTCTTTATTCTCTCTGTCTAGAGCTAAGGCCAAGCTTACTTGGTCAAACCTAGGAAATAATAGTCTTTTATCCTCTAAGTCTTTCCTAAGTCCGTGATTAGCTTGTGCTGTCCACTCAGCTCTCGCATATTGTACTAATTCTAAAATATGTAAACCAGCTTGATCATCGGTATCTTTGGCCTTATTAGGATCTATAAATGGCCAGATAACACTTTCTCCATCCTCTAGTTTAGCAGGGTCGTGCAGAGCTTCTTCTACTGCAACACCTCCTCCTTGTGCGTCCATACCAATAGCAGCACACGGAAAAGCTTTCATTAGATTGCGTATTTTTCTAGCACAGAACCCATAAAAATCATGCTCATTAACAAGTCCTGTCTTTTGCCTATCCTTAAAATTGGTTCTATTTGTTGTCCAACAATATACTATACGAGAGTGGTCTTTATGGACTTCTATAACGACAATACTAAAATTATCTTTTTCTGATGCTGGATCAATACCATAAATATATAGCAGATCTGGATTACCCTTGGTAGAAACGTCGAATAGTATTTGCTTCTCTCCTATGACTATGGGGGTGCTTTCGTTTACAACACAACTCTCTATTAAGCTTCTCTTAAAGAAGCCGTCGCTGTCTGCTGTAAAACAAGCCGCATATTCCATATTATAAATACCAGTATGAATGGTGGCTTTAGCTCTAGAGATTTGTTTATCATCCATGAAGCCTTTAGGTATCAACTCATATGGAATTCTAATAATAGAATAATCTTGCCAATTAAAATTATCTGGCACTTCTCCCTTAAAAATATCTTCTAGTTTTCTTTTTTCTCCACGACTATTAATAATATCCTTATATCTTTTCCAATAGCTTGCAAAATGCTTAAAAGAATAGTCCGCTGTTCCAGCAATAATAGCCTGATTACCTTTTTTAATTTGAATAGACTCTAGTTCTGCGCTCCACATCCCAGCATCTACCATCGCTTTTTTCTTTGCCTCTTCTTTCACGTTCTGTATTGGATTCGCACTAACAGCAGCGAAACCGGATACTACCGTTTCATAAATATCAGAAGAGATAGAAGCAAATTCATCAGCAATAATAATATGGGCTCGCAATCCTCTAATCTTACTACCGTCTCCCATGGGAACAGCAATGGTCCAACTCTCACCGAATCTCATAGTACATCTATCTACGTCTCTTCTTGGGCCATCATCATTACCATTATATATACTTCTTAATATGGGACTATTCCTCCATATTGTTTCCATATATTCAAATAAAATCTTACTCTGTCTAAAGGCTGCTCCAACTACAACTATTTTGGTACCAGGAACAAAGATGCACCTTAACGTACAGTATAAAGCCATGATAAAGCTTTTACCAAATCCACGGCTAGCAACAAACATAGGAAATGGACGAACCCAAAATTCCTCTAATATGGCAACTTGTATTGGGTGTAACTCTATATTAAAAAGAATCTTACAAGTAAAAGCAAAGTATTTAGGCTGTTTAATAATTCTTACTAGATGGAGATCTGGATTTTCTATATCCTCTTTAGTTCGCCCTATCATAAGATTTTTATCTATAGATAGTAGACTTAAATCACCAAGATTTAACCATGCATCATCAAATATGTGTTTGGTCTGAGCCATATTTCTCGTGTATCCTTTTCATAATAGAAACAGCCATCTTCTCTGCGTTTTCAGGATATCCACAGAATAAAGTATGAATACCATAGTTAATCTGTATTTGAGTCAGATATTTTAATATATAAGATGAGGATATTTTTAGTTTATCCCATAATTTCTTAGGAATTTCAGAACCTACAGGGAAACTGTAAACATCTTCTAAGTCAAACTCAAACAGAATAAAAGAATATTGGATTTTACTCATTCTTTCAAGTACGTCTTTAAATCTTTTTTCTGTAATATTGTTAGCTATTTCTGCTACGTTACGTTTGCGCTCGATACATAGAAGATGCTCCAGTCCCTCTATACTATAGTCACCCGTGTCGAGCTTTCTTTTAGCAGTAGTATGTAGCTCGAATTCCCAAGGAATTTGTTCACGGGTATCTATAATAACAGTAAAACTATCCATTATTATCTAAATCTTCATCGTTTTCTGGTACTGGCTCATTTGCTAATAGCTTACGAGACTTCTTAATTGCTCTGCCAATCATCAGCTTACCAATGCTATCAAGAAATGGAAGGCCTCTTCTCTTGGCTTCTTCCCTAATCCATCCAACTACAGTATCTAGATTTTGTTCACACCAGTCATTTCCCTGTGCGTTCATTTCAAGAGCATGTCTACGACATGAACAACTATCACTCATAACAATACCTACGCTTTTAATCATTTTCGCTAGTTGAGTACCTGGACCATTGGGATCTTCTTCCATAGTTCTAGGAAATAAAGAACGCAGTTTAACAGCTGGATTGTCTCCGAGGAGTTGCAATACCTTTGCATCTGCCTGGGCCTGTGTCCAGTCTCCGATAGCGTCATACTCTTCGCCTGTCCATAGATATAGAGGGTTTGGGATTTTATTAAAACTAGCGTATAGACTTTTATTCTTAAAATTATCAGTATATATCGGATCTAGCGAATCTAAAACAATATCTGGT